AAATCCATATAAATTCCACAATAAACTCTGTCCTGCGTTTGGATTCCAAACTTGTGAAGTTGTAGTAACTGTGTCTTTCAATACTGGATCATATCTCATCACTGGTCCGCTGAATAGTGATAATTCAATGTAGTATATTACAGTATCAACATAGCTACCTACAAAAGAGCCAACTACCAATAAGGTTATTATGAAATATGTTGCTGCCTCTGTAAAGTGTTTTTGTGATCCCATAAAATTCATAAGATTACTAAATCCATCACACGCCGCGCCTGTGCCAAATAATATATCCGTTATAAGCTTAAATGCAGCTAGACCAAAAGCACCTAACATAAAAGACATGATTATAGTTACAATCCACTTTAATGGGTAGTATAGTATACGGACTGAGTGTCTAAAATAAGCAAGTACTAAACCTACAATGATAACTTGAAGTACGAATGCAAGAGCGTTGGCAAGATTGTCTAAGAATTTCATAGCTGTTGTGTTAAATTGTTATAGGTAAATATCAGACCTTTTATTGGAAAAAACAACTTTCAATAACAATCAAACACACTGATACATACCCTATTATATAATAAGCTATGTATCAGTTGATTTATTTTTTCGAGGCCTTACTGTATGCTTCTTCTTCAGCTTTTCGCTCTTTCGTCTTTACATCAGCTAGTTTCAGATAGTAGTATCTTCTTAGCCACACTGGTAAATTATAAAGCTCTTTGTAAGTAAAGCCCATTTTTCCGTAATACATCAGATCAAAGATCTGGTCGAACAGATGGGGTCGATAATCAGACCCCAGGCCAAAAAAAGGACACGTCGATCGGCACCTGGATCTTCTCATTTTCGTGACCACAATGAGGACATACAAAACTAAAAGTTGTGTCTATCTCCGGAGTAATTTCTTTTAAAAACTTACGTAATGCAAGAGAGTCTGCAGCTAGCATGCTTTTTACTGCACTACTAATAGTCATTCTATCTTCATTACCATCTACTGCAACTACTGCTTTCTTTAGTCTTGTAGTTAATTCACTATCAACTCCAGTTAATGCACTGAGTTTTTTCAATCCTTTTAACTCCTCATCTACTGCCTTTTCATCTGCGTGAGTTAAGAACTTTAGTGTTAAAACCTTCTTAGATGCTGGAAGTGTGAATGTAAAGGTATTTTGACCTTTTGTAAATTTACTAAAATCAATATCTTTAGATTCGAATTGAGTTAGATCTGCTACATGCTTAGACTTTTCACCACATGCTGGACAAGCTACTTCTACTTCGTAATCCTTACCATACCCTAATACTCTAGCTGCAATCATTAGTGCATTTTTATCTGCAATAAGGAGTTCGTTATAGTCGAATTTATCAACAATTAGAGCTTGGAGCAGTTTATCAATAACTATCCCCTGTTTAATAAGGTTTTGTGATGTGAGGATATCCTCTTCTCTAGCGGTCATATACCTCATCTCAATCTTGCCTGATGCAAGTGGATGTCCTTCTGGGTAGAAATACCCTTGAGATGGTAGGTCAATAACTTCGGTTGGAGTGTCTGGTGTAGATTCTCTCATTACACCTGAATAATTGCCAGTAACCATAGCCTTTAGCTGGTCGTCTGAAACTTGTGATACTTTTGTCATGTTTATATAACTTTCTTATAAATATAGGCAAAAAAGAAAACCAGCTCTTTCGAGACTGGCTTTCTTCAGGTTATTTTTACTATTAGTATTCTAGTACTGCGTAATCAATTGCTATGGTAAGTTGGATCTCAATTTGACCTTCTGTTGCCCAATCCATATCACCAAAGTTAGATGTTTTGATCCATGCACCCCATAAGGTCCATCTTTCTACTTCATCACCTACTGGACCAAGTACATCTACAGTTAAGTTATGCTTGTAGAATTGTGCATATCCATCACGGCCTGTTACAGACTCGTGTGCTGTACGAACCCACTCCATTACTTTCTGAGCTCCTGATTGTACAATTGGATCGTAAAGTGTCATTGTAATATCACCCCACTTGCAGATACCTTTAAACTTCTGCTGTACGTTGATGTGATTCAATACTACCTCACCACACTCCATTGTAGGTCTGTTTATCTTTTTAACAATGTATGCTGGAATACCTCCTGAGTCACGTAGAATGAACCTATTTTGTACTTTAGGTTCAAACGGTGTGAACATTGAATCTGTTTGTGGAATTAGAGTTGCCATGTGTATGTTAGTTTCTTATATATATTATGCGTTATCAAAAGTTGCTCCCGTAGGTAAGATATTAAAGTCGATTACGATAAATTCAGCTGCTTTTGCAGGTTGAATATATATCTGACCATATAGAATGTTACGATCGATTACATCAGGTGTATTGTTTGTTTCATCCATTACCACTCTGAAAGCATAAAGACCTTGTCTTTGTTGTACAGTTGTTAAGTAAGGATTAACAATATTGATGAATTTCTGTCTTGTTTGAGTTGTATTGTTTTCAAATACTAAGTAGCGAGTTGAACTTGCAATAAACTTTTTAAGAGCAATTAACAATCTACGTACATTGATGCGATCTAATGCAGATGGCTTAGCTTGTAGTGTCTTTTGACCCCATACGCAGATTCCTTGATTTGGGAATGTTGCGATTGGATTGATTCTATTTTCATATAGATTATCTCTTTGTGTAAAGCTTAATTTTGTTTCAATATCAATAGCTGATGAAATTCCACCTCTGTTTAAGCCAGCTGGTGCAAACCACTCATAAGCAACTGTATCATTGTAAGCAAGTACTCCTGGAATTACTACGGATGGTGGTACCCAGATAGGCTTATTTTTATCTGTGTCTAGTATTTTCACCCATGGCCAGTATGTTGCAACATAGCTACTATCAATGCTTGAATCTGATATTGCTTGTACTGCAGCTGCTAAAGATTCACCTTGTTTCACTGGATCTGCAATCACAAATGTATCACCTCTATCTTCAGCAACTTCGATTGCGTTGTTGATTACTACTGGATGATCTGCAATTGTTGGACCTGGTACTACAAGTAGATTGATATCATATTGGTCACCATTACCTAGTGCGTTAAGTGCTTTTATATATGCATCAGAACCAGCTGTTCCTTGTACTGAGCAGTCAAATCCAAATATATTACTATCTAAAATTGAACTTCCAACTTTCTTAGTTAGAGCTGGGTCCATTCCATCAAATCCTCCTTGGAATGGTACAGAGAATTTAAGTATGTTTTGAACATCCAATCCTTTGAAAGTAGATCCAGAGATACTAGCACCACCAACAAAGGTTGAATTACTATCTGATTTAGATGCACTTGGATGAACAAATGAATTATCTAAGTTAAAGTTTGAGTCAGCTATTACTGTTGATCCAGATGGAATTGGTTTTGTATAGTTTGCGTTGTCTGTTGATGCAAAGTTCCAACCATAATAAACCTTCTTATTATAAAGATTGTTGATTGTTGGGCTTGATTTGATGAAAGATGCGGTTGGTAGTTCATATTGTCCAGCAAGTGTTTGTGACATTCCTTGGAATCCAAATGGTCTTAAGCTTGGTACAATACCTTTAGCTGCAACATCTGAATCCACCTCTACATACACATACTTAGATACATTATCATAATCTCCTTTTTGTGAAATCTCACCAGAAGTTGGATCTACTACGTAATATTTATTACCAATTTTTCTTGCAATGTAATTAGCTGAATCTGGATCTAATGAGCAGTTTGAATATGACTCAAGTACTACTGGTTTTTGATCTGTATCAGAGTAAGCTCTTACGACAATAGTAAATAAACCATAAGGACTTGCAGGATTGTCTCCTGGTAATATGTTGTTAATAACGCTAATTTTGTAAGCTGTATTTGTATCAGTTCCATCGCCTGTTGTTGTAAATCTAAATAAAGGTGTTGGACTTTGTCCTAGTATGTTTTGTGATGTTATCCATGGTGTAGATGCTGGTGAATAAGTACCATATACTGAACCAGATAGGTTATGTAGGTAATTCCCAGCTCCTGCGATTGTAATTGATCCTGATACACCAATAGTTGAGTCTAAGAATTCTTTAAAATAGACATATAAATACCCATTTTTAGTTGATTTAACTGAGGTAGTTAGTACTTTATCTAGTGAGATATTGCTTGTGCCTAAGGTTGATCCTGATATAGTTTGAGTTGATACTTGACTTCCTGATAGTGTTAATCTAAAAGATCCAGTTGCAGAGATATTTACTGTTGGTGTTGTCCATAAATTCTTACCATCGCTTGAACCATTTTTAGCACTTGGTAGAATTGCACCAACTAACTTATATCCTAAAGATGATGAGTGAATAATTTGAGCAAATCCAGCAGCGTATCCTTTAATTTGCAATACTCGAACAATTGTCACAGAGCCTGCATTTTGCAAGTAAGCTTTTACTGTATATGGTACGTATGTTTCTTCACTTAATCCACCAAATCGTGCGGTGAAATCGTCGAAGCTGTTTACAATCGTAGGTACAAATGCAGGGCCTTTTGAAGTTGGTCCTACAATTGCTGCTCCTATGTTTGCAATACCAGCTGGTAAAAATGATAAGTCTTTCTCGTTCGTAAAGACTCCAGGTGATACTAATCTTTCAGCCATGTTGTGTATGTTTTATTTTGATAATAAATATCTATGGATGCGTTCAAAACGCTAAATTTTTTTATGTATTAGATGTAAATACTCCTGATTCTAAATCAAGCGAGCCTATTCCATACTTATCACTTAGAGTTTTTGCAAATTCTTTCTCTTCAATATTAACTTCAACAATTTGATTAGTTAATTGATTGTTTTGATCTTCTAAGGATTGTACGTATTCTTGAGCGCTTTTTTTAGCTAATGTTAGCTGTACTACTTGAATACCTAGTACTTGATACTTTTCTTGTAGTTGTTTAATCTTAGAGATTTCCTCTTGTGTAAATGTTGTTTTTTCCATAACTTTTCTTTTATATAAATAGTCTTGTTTTTAGTTAACGAACGTGTAAGCTGATGTTCCTGGTCTTGAACCTGTGGCCCAATTAGTTGTTCCATTTAATGCTGCTCCAAAACTCCAAATAGTTTGACCTTGAGATGAATCTATACGAGTACCATTAACATATATAAGTTGTTGTTGTGCACCGTAATCTAAAGTCCAAACTGATTGTGTAGTTGCATTGTCTGAAGTCATTGTGATTCTGGATGCAGAAGTTGCTGATAGGGCGGCGTTAGTTGTAGTACTATAACTAGCTCCACTATCACTATCAGCTAATGTAATTGTTCTTGGAGTATTTGAACAGATTAGATTCGCACAAGTCCAGCCTGCTGAGCCTGTAAACGTTGTGTTTCCAGTTGCTGCTAGTGTTAAGTTATTTGAA